CGCACAATGGAGTCGCGGTGTATTCCGGGAATTGCCCGGAATACGCCCCTGAGTTCTGCATCGCTTCGATGGAACGCAGGCGCCCCGATACCTCCAAGTAAAACTGGGAGGTATCGGAGGCCCAAACTGGCCGGCAGGAATGATTTCATTCTCTGCTCGAACCTGGCCGAGACCATGGGAACCATGGCCTCGAAACCGCCTCCGAGCCACGCCAGCATGCCTTGCACCTGGCGAGCCTTGCCAATGGCAGGGTTTGGCTCGTCTTTCCCCTCGTGCTCCTTAGCACAGGGGGAGAGCAGTCTCACCTTCATCGCATCGATGTGAGGGTGGCTCAAGTAGTCACGTTCATGGAGAGGTTTTACCTCCCCATAAATTTGAGACGTACTCAATCCTGCCGTGAGGATCATCTCCTCACAGTAGAACGCACCTCGAGAACTTATGAAGTTCTGCGGCCACGACACGGACATTCCGTTTAACTCGTGGTTCGTCGAAATTCGACGAAGGTACTTTTCCGGTCCCTGGCCGATATGATCGTCACCAGAGCAGGCGAAGTGTCTCCAGCGATTCGCTGGTCCACCTCGCGACCGGGACAGGCGGGCATAAAATGCCTGGTCTGTCGCCTCCAACATTCGGAAAGAATGTCGGAGAAAGGCCTCCCACTCCGCACAAATATTGTGCAGGGTGAGTACTGCCTTTGCCCCTGGGTCTCCCATTAGGACCCCAGAGGTTGTCACGGTGTCGAGGTAATCATCGACATCGGACTCATAGGTCCGCCCCGAGCAAAGCAGCTCGGCGCAGACCTGGAGGTAGGGGTTTGAATCTTCCCCAATACCTTCGAGGAATCCCTGGAGCATCTCCAGAGAATACTCATGGGTACAGAAATCTGTAGCCGTAGTGAGATCACTACTTAACAAGTAGGTGGTCTCACCTGTGACGGGGCCTGCGTTCCGCAGGCCTTTCACCCACTCATACCCCTGCCATCCGCGGGTCAAACCTGCGGTGACAGAGGGGTGGAGTTTGAGCATACCTAATAGGTGGTGCGCAAACGGCTGAAGAACCGTTGTCAACGAGTCTTCGCCAACCGTGACCACCCGGGCTTTTCCCCCGGGTTCGCCAATCGCCGAGGCCCTGATTGAGGGCCTCACCGATCCCAGCTTTAAGGGTCTACCGGATTCCCGGTAGAGACCCCCCTCCAGAATATGATTCTGGAGGAGTTCCTCGATACTCCATTGCAGGATTTGTTTTCCTGTACAGGAGTCGAGCCCATAAAGCGGATCCTCGTATTTGAAATTTTCAAAATCGAGGACCATGTCTTCGCAGCTTTCTGCGAAGACACGGGAACTATCATATACAGGTTCTGGCCTGCACATGGTAGTCCATCTGGGTCGACCTTCCACAAGGTGGAAAGTCTCCCCGAACCAGGTCGTGCCACGCACGGTCTGGTCCGCAATTGAAGTGGCCCAGGTGCGGAATTTTACCGCAACCTCAGCCGACCTTCCTCCCTCCCCGACCGGCGAGTCAATACTCGCCGATGACGTCAGGGATAGGTGACCCATCGACTTATAAAGTCGAGGCTTCAACCTTGTGACCGACCGTCCGAACAGGACGGCCAGCCGGCGAAGGATCTTACGCCTTTCCGGTGTCACGAGGGGTACCCGGTGAAGGGTCTGTGCGTTTTTACGGACAGACTCCTCCCTCGTGCCTTTTCCACCGGCAGGGAAACCCCTGCTGGTGACGAGGTGAACAAGCCGAGTTGCCTCGGCCTTGGACACCACGCCGCGATCCCAGACTGGTTTCAGCCATGGGCAGAGTTCCCGCCACAATGGCGGGAGTTCCGAGAGATTATCTCTCTCGTCGCCAAATCCCGGGAAATCTCGCGGGATTTCGGGCACTTCAGTCTTGGACTGAAGCGCCTTCCACTTAAGCAGTGCAGCAAATTGCTTGTACTGCTTTGTAAGCCTATCGGGGTTGAAAACCCCGAGGCTATAAGCCCAGGTCATCAGTTTCTGATAACCGGGCAGACCCCGAAAACGTCGAACGTTCTCGGGAGTGGAGGTCAACAAGTTATCCTTGATGGCCTCAATCGAGTTAGACAGGCGTTTCACGCCCTCTCGATCCAGCAGCGAGATTTTCTCGATTACTGGGGCCGACAGATAGGGGAGCACCTCCCGTATCCGACGGCAACGATTCCGGGACTTTTCGAAGGTTCCGAATCCGTGTACGAGTACAGCCAGTGGCTGTCCCATATGCACGTCGACTGAATTGGCAAGGCCAATCCAGTTGACATTCCGGCTCAATGAGCCGGGAAGTTGGTCATTTTGGCCCTTCGGTTGTACCGAAGCCTGAGCCACGGTTGCGAAGGGACTTCTTGC